TGATTTCGCCAACGCGGAAGAACACGCCGCTAGTGGTCTTTGCTGTGTCGTTGAGTGTTTCCAGCACGTTGACGGCGGTGGTCAGCAGGGTTTGGTTACGGGCGGGGCCGCGTCCTTTTTCTGTAAAAATGCGGATGACAATCGCGCCACGAGCGTTATCCACGCTGCTAGTAAGCGTGGGCTCGTTGGTAATGCCGAAAGTAACATTGACGCGGACGTACTCAGTCGTTGTATTGGGCGGGACGGCTGTGATGTTGTCGAAATAGACCGGAACAGCGGGGGTTAAACCGTTAAATGCAGAAAGCAGCGGGTTTTCGACGGCAGCGCGGATTGCTTGGTAATTCATCTAAACCCTCTGGCTTTACCAAAACCCTGTTGTACCCCACGAGCTAAATCTTTGCTTAAGGAGCCGCCCACGTTGTACGTGGGCCACCAATCAAGAGGTGCCGTACTGATTGCAAAACCATCACCGGATGTGACCTCACCGCGTCTTGCTCCGGTGCGCCTACCCGTATTTACAGTGTCTTTAATTGGATATTTGTCTTGGTCAAGTTGACTGATAAACCTGCCTTCAACAAGATCCATGGCTTCGGCGGCGTGGTCGGCACCGTTGACGATCTGGAACCACACGCCTGAGGACTTGAACTTAGTTTTTGGTACGTTGCGAAGATCGTACTTGTACAAACCTTGGTTACTACGCGGTTTGCCGGGGGCTTGCCCTTGCTCCACTGCATACCAAGCAGACGAAAACTCGCCGCTGTAACCAGGGCCAGCTTCAACAAGACCATTCATGATCTCAACGCAAGCGGTCCTGGCTGCGTTTATCGTCGCTTCCTCGATGTCCTTGACCAAAAATTTGATGTCGCGTGCCATTACTGCGGCCTCACGATCAGGGTGTGCATGACGGGGTTGTCGCCTCGGTAGCTGGTGATATTGATGATCTTGGCTTCGCGGGTGGCGCCAGCCTGCGTGTACTGGATGCGGTCGGCCTCGGTTGGGTAGTAGGTGCCAAGCTCGCTGGAGCCGATAATGACTTTTACGTCGGTGGACTGGTACAACCCCTCGGACTCGCGGGGAGTAAGGCGCAGAATGACGCCCTTCACCGTGACGTTGGTGTCCGCTCCATTGACACTGCCGGTGGTTGGGTCGTAGGTGCGGGGAGTGGTGGTTTTGATGTACGTGATGTCTTGGCCCCAGTCAGCAAGGATTGCTGTGGGGAGTGGGGCGAAGGTGGTGTCGATTAGGCCCATGTCACCCCCGGAATAGGCGGACGGCGTAGTTGGTGGCGCCGCCTATACAGTAGGGGCCGAGGTAGCTCTGCAGCCAGGGGTAAACGTCGAAGACGTTGTTGATGACGCCCGGAGTCATGGAGCTGTCCTTGTACTTGACCTTCAATTCGCCAAGTTCGACCTCGTCGTAGAGGCCGGTGGTGCCGGTAGTACCGGTGATAGCGTCGGTGTCGTTGGCCAGCGCACGTGCCAGCTCGTACGTCGCAACCTCGATGCCGACGGGGATCAGGGTGCAGGCCAGCTCGATGCCGTCAACCTTGTAGTCCTCGCGGGGCCACTTGAGGGCTTGGGTTTCGGTGCAGCGGTTGCCATAGAAGCTCAGCGCGTCGATCCAGCGTGTGGCGGAGATGATGGCGCGGTTTTTCTGGTCGTCGGTCTTGTCGTCCCAGGTGCTCGAGTCCGGCACCGTCTCGAAATAGGTGTTGGCGTCAGCCAGCGTCACGTAGCTGTTGGCCGACGCGCCCCCAATAGTGGCATCAATAGTCGCGGCCACAGTCAATACGCTCTTTGTTTGAGTTTAGCCCGCCTTCGTGGCTTAGTTGATTGCAGTTGCGCGTCAACCACCGAGGCGTGATATATCTGCGCTCCAGACATCTCTAAGTCCGCTGCACGTTCTAAGTGGTCGCCGTAAGGAATGTCTTCATGCCAGCGGCGATTATTCTGTAACACGTAGAGACGAACCAGTTTCATGCCCGCTCGCAAAACTGTCGATGCTGAAGGCAGCGTAAAGCCCGCAGCAGCAAAGACCAATCCCGCCCTTCCTGGTAAGGAAGTAAGGAAGCTTGAGGATGTTGCACTAGAAGTGCGCCGTCTTCGGGAAGAGGAAGGCCTCGATCTCCAGCAGATTGGTCAAAAGTTGGAGGTCAGCTACGACGTGCTTAATCAGCTGATTCTGCAGTCGTACAAGAGCACCATGAATACTCCCGTGGTGTTTGAGGCGCAGGAGAATTTGCGCCTTGGTCAGGAAGGCTGAGCAATAAAAAAGGCCCCCGTTTGGGGGCCTTCTGCTTGTCCTGAAGATCAGGAGTAGGCAGTGGTGTCGAAGGGGGTGTTGACCAGCAGACGGGCCACGGGGACCATCTTGGTGGTGCTGAACACCAGGTTCCAGGAGCCGGTGGCTGCCAGGTTGCCGGTGGTTGCGGCGTTGGTGGGGTTGTCGCCAGAGGCGGCCCACTTGGTGCCGGTGATGTGGTAGCCGTAGTGGTAGTCCACAGCCAGCACGTCCTGCATGGACAGGATGTTGCGGTCGGCGGCAAGGCGCAGATCCTGTTGGATGCCCTCGCTGACAACGCCAGACTTGAACAGGTAGACGGGATACTTCACCGCGTGGGTGGCAGTACCGCCGGTCAGGTAGGTCAGCTGGTCGTCGATCACGACGCGCATTCCAGCGAAGAAGGGAACTTCGGTGGAACGGATGCCAACACCGCCACCACCCCAGGTCACGGCGCCAGAAGCGGCCAGTGCGGAGGTGCTGAAGGTCAGCATTCCAACCTGTTGCAGGTAGTAGGCAACGTTGGAGTGCATTGCGATCGAGTCGAGCTCGTCGCCGCGCTCACCCAGCTTTGCCTTGGCAGCAACAACGTTGCCAACGTTCAGGTAGTTGGCTTCGGTCAGGGAGCCAGGAACGCCAGCCAGGGTTTTGTCGGTCTGGTTGGGGCCGAGGACGCCAGCGCCGGTGATGCCACCGAACAGACCCAGCAGTTGAGCCGACAGGGTGGCGGTCTTCAGCTTGTTGATTGCAGCGGTCAGCTGGTCACGGACATGGCTGAGGGGGTCAGCGCCGGAGCCGAGCTTGCTGAGGTCGTCTGCGGCGTAGGCGAAGCCACGGTGCAGCAGGGTCATGATCTGCTCGTCGGCAGTCACGTTTGCGGGCACCAGATAGCCGCCGCCACCACCCCAGGTGCTGTTGCTGAGGATTTGGGTCTCAGAAGGGGCGATCGGGTCGAAGAAAGGCACGCGCACGCGGGTGCCGCCAGCACGGGCATCAAGAGCAGCGTTGCGCTGGATGATGCCGCTCTGAATCCACTTCGATTGCTCGAAGATGCCTTCAGAGGTGTACTGAAGAAATTCGGGGCGGGTAACAAGGTTCGAGAGGAATGTTCCCCCCGAGTAGTTGCCGTTAAAGGCGGACATGGTTTAGCTCCAGTGGAGTCGTGGTTAGCGGGCGCCCCACAGGGGCTTATTTCCCGGCTTCTGCCTTCAGCAAACGTGCGCGGTCTGGATCTTCCGACAGCATCATCATTTGTTGTGTGACATTCCAGCCCTCTTGTGACCAAGGGTTGGACTGGCCGGGGAGAGCGGTGGCACGGGCACTACCTGTGACACCCATCCCAGCGCGGTTACTTGCAGCAAAGTGATGCTCGTAGCCGCTGCCGGGGTTTTTCAAGTTGGCGATATACTCGCCAACCGGAACTTCGACGCCGCCAACAACAGCCACAGGCTGTCCATCTTTGGCGCGAAGATTCTCCTGCACTAAACGATACAACTGATCAGGTGCGAGTGCACCAGCGGTTGAGAGTTGGGCGATTGCAGAGGATTTCAGTTGCTCTTGGCTGAAACTTGCTTCCATCGAAGAAATCTTCGATTCGCGTTCTGCAAGTTGCTGCTTGAGGTCGGCGACAGTTTCCTGTGCTTGCTCCCAGAGCGTTCTGAACTCGCCGGATTCCGCCAATTTGGTGGTTTGGGCGGTCTCTTGGGCTTGTTTCAACTCGTCGAGCTGTTTCTGGATGGTTTCGCGGGTTTCGCGGTCCTTGCGGCGTTCCGCGATTAGCTCCTGGTTCTTTGCTCGAAGAGCTTCGATTTGAGCGGCCAAATCCGAGCTTTCAACCACAGGTTGAGGAGCAGCAGTCTCCACAGGAGTTACTGGTGCTTGCTGTTCTTCAGGCACAGTGTTGTGTTACATGAACTGCTCTACTTTACGACAGAACATCAACGCGAGCCTGCATATCTTCGTCGCCGGTGTTCTCGACGGGTTCGACAAGTGCCAGTGCGTTCTCGGTGCTGGCGGCAAGCTCGTCCTCGATGTTGATGTTGTCGGGCAGGATTTCGCCGCGACGCAGGACTTCCAGCAACATCTGGTCGCTGATCTTGCCCGCTTGGTTGAGTTGGGTCAGGACAGATACGTCTTGGCCGATTAGGCGGTAGTAATCGAAGTCGCGGTCGATCGTGATTTCGGGCGGCTCCAAGCCGACGTACTGGGCGGCGAAGGCGAAGGCTTGGTTGAGGGCGCTCTCCAGCTCTTGGCTGATGATTGAGAGGACGCTGTTGCCTTGGGCTTGGTCGATGCGCTTGGCCTCGGCAGACTCCGCGACAAATTTCTGGCCGAACAGCTTGGTTACGCCCAGCGTGGACATTTGCTGCTCCAGTGACTGGAGTTCGTTCATTTGGGCGTCGAAACTGGTTGCGTCGGCTTGGACGTAGTACGCCTTGTTGCCAGGTTGCATGGCAATGGCGTAATTGACGCCCATCGTTGCGCTGCCGGTCGTGTCGTCCCAGCCCTCTAAAACGAGGGTGGGCATTGCGGCGATGTGCAAAGCGTGGATCAGGTCGGCTTGGCGCTGGTAGTGGGTGATGTTGAGGTTGGCGATGTCCAGCAGTGGAGGCAACGACTGGAGCATTCCACGGCGGTTGCTGTAGATCGGGACTAGGGGGATTTCGTCGAGGCTGTAGCCGCCGGTTTCGCTGAATTCGACGACGTCGTGGCCCAAGGTGTACAGGTCGTATTTGCCGGGGTAGATCACCCGCATTTGCTCGATTTGTTCCTCCCCGAAGTCGTTTAGCGGGCGCGTGGTGTACTCGTGGATGCGGACTTGAGTAAGGGGTGCGCCAGGCATTGTGCTGGCTTGGCGCCAGCCCCAGATTTGGGTGGCATCGACGTGGACGAAGTACGGGCGGCGGCCTTGGGCGCGTTCTTCAGCAAGATTTCGCGCTCCCATTGCTGCGGGATAGTCCACCAAAATGGCGCTGTGGCCGTAGGTGAGGCTGCTGACAAGGGCGCGGCGGGCATATTCATTGATATTTGAGCCGATGCCGTCAATGTTTTGGGCAAGCTCCAGCCAGTAGGGGTCGCCCTCGATGTGGATGGGTTTGCGAAGGATGGCGCCAGCAGCGGTTTCGATTAGACGGCTGGTGTATGGGCTGAGGACGCTGCGATCGACGCGGGTTTGGTAGGCGTCGTCGTCTTCTCGGGGTTCTTGGGGGAGATATTTTTCGCTCTGGTCGCGTAGATATTCGGTGCCGTTGGTGACGGCGGCCATTGCGCTCCAGTCGGTCATCATTGCGATGACATCTAGGCTGCGAACGAATGGAGATTCGCTGACTACAGCTCCAGTTGGTGGGATGTTGGCGCTGTAGACCACGGCCTGACTCCTACTTTGTACCTATTTTGGCAGGTTAATCAT